TGAACGGTCACCTCGCGCGGCGCGAGGATGACGTGATCGGAGTAGCTGACGCCGTCCTCGACGGGATAATCCGTCATTTTCGCGGTCTGCTTTTCGGCCTCGGAGATCGTGACCGTAAAAGTGAGGCCGCCGAGCGAGCGGATGTAGGCGCCGCTCTCGCTGATCTCTGGCATCCGCTCACCTCCTACTCTGTCGTCATGCCGCCAGCGTCATCGTCAGCGATCGCCGCGAGCGGCGACTGCATATCGCGCACGAGCTTGGCATTACTCGTGTCGACCGCCGCGCCGACCTGATCAGCGACAGCGCCGGCGGTGCCGTCTATCGTTTGGACGTTGACCGTCGTGCTGTTGTTGACGGTGACGGGGATGTCGTACCGTCGGCTGTGGTCGTCGGTGCTGTTGATCGTCGTGGATCCGAGCGGCTGAGCCGCACCGAGCACGCGGCCGCCGGCCGCCATGTTATTGATCACTGTGCTGACGCTGCCGCCGGATTCAGCCAATGCCGGTGCGCTGCCGCCGGCAGACGCCGCCGCAAAAGCCGCCATCACTCGCCCCGGCGTCGGTATCGCCGCCGGCTGCGCAGCCTGCACGACGCCACCGGCCTGCCTGATGATCGCCTGCCGCTGCGGATCGGTGTCGAGCACCTGCACCACCGGTGCGGCCGTTGCCGCCGGCTTAAATTGCGGCGCGCTGGTCGAGCCCTCGACCGAGATGCCGATCTGCTTTTTAAGCGCATCGGGCATCCAGCCGGTGACGGTCTGGATAAAGCTATCCCACTTTTTGCTCATCCACTCGATCGCCGTGGTCCACCAGCCGCGCAGAGTCTCCCAGATGCCCGTCAGAGCTTTGGAGATCTTGTCGGGCAGCGACGTGATCCACTCCTCGATCGTGGTGCCCCACTCGCGGAGCGACTTAAAGATCTTGATCGCCGGATCCCAGTTAAAATAGGTCTTGCCGCCGCGCATCGCCGTGGCAAAGTCGTCCAGCAGCAGCATCACGCCGACGATCGCCGCGCCGATCAGGACAAAGGGATTGGTCGCCGCTGCCGCGATCTGCGCCAGCGTCACCTTATGCAGCGCCAGTGCGTAAGCTGCCGCGCCCCAAAGCAGCGTCTGGAGCACCGTCTGCGAGACGGGCCCGAGGGCGTCAAAGACGCCCGTGAGCACCGTCAGCGCATTGGACACGACGCCGACTGCCTCGGCGAAGCCAATGAGCAGCAGCGCCAGCGGCTGGAGCACCGCCGCGCCGAACCGAACGAGCGCCCCCTGATTGATGATGATCGTCCTGCGCTGGCTGTCAAACGCCCGCTCAAACGGCTCAAAAAATCGCGACGCAATGCCCTGCCAAAGCAACGACATGATGCGCACGAGGCGCGACTGTGCCGAGTGGAGGCGCTGCGCGGCCTTGACGGCCTCGTCAAAAGTCGGCGTCATCGATCCCAGCGCCTGATCGAATTCGCGCGCGTAGTCCATCATGCCGGACCTGAGCGCGCCGATCACCGCCGGCGTCATCTTGAGCAATTTGCCGAGCGCCTGCGCGCGGCCCTCGTCCATCTGTGCGAACTTCGCGCCGAGCTCGTCGATGAGCTTGGTCGTGTCTTTCAAGTTGCCGTTTTCGTCGCGCGTGCTGATGCCGATCAGGCGCCACGCCTTGACGCCTGCGCCGATACCGGCGGCCGCCTGTGCGGCCGACTGGCGCACGCCCTTGAGGGCGCTGTCCATCTCGGACGCGTTGACGCCAGCCAGATCGGTGGCGTAAGCAAGGCGCGCCATGCCGGCCGCCGAAGCGCCGACAGCCGCGGCGCTGTTGGCGAGCGCGTCCATTTCGGTGGCCGTGCTGATGATCGCGCTAAATGCTCTCTTGACGGCCGCGATGCTGGCCAGACCGGCGACCATGCGCTTGAGTGAGCTGGTCACCGCGTTAGCTGTATCGTTGAGTTTACTGCTCTCGGTCGTCGCTTCACGGCTGGCATCGCCGACGTCGCGGAGCTCTTTGGCGGATTTGTCGGCCGCCCGCGTGAAGTCCTGGGCCTCGCGCTCGGTCTTGTCCAGGCTCTTGCCGAGCCCGTCGACGCTCTTTTGCGCCGCATCGCCCTCCTTGCGGAGATTGGCCGCGCCACTCTTGTCGAGCGACCACGCGATGCGGTATAGATACTCTCCAATTGTTTGTGCCATCGTTGTCACCTCGGTCGAGTGGCGCGATTTTTATCACGTTCGCGCTCATATAAAACTCGCTCATTGTGATCCTGCACGTCGAGCGCCTGATTGAGCCGCGCCACGCCCTCGAGGTCGATGTTGCCGTCAAACAGCCGGGCGCCGTCGAGGCAGCCGCGGAGGACCGGCCGATAGAGCCAGTCCTCGCCGTCGTCTAGTCGCCAGAGGGCTGCGCCCGCTCCATCGCTCTGGCCATCGCGCCCGTCGCCGCTCCCTTGAGCATATCGCGCACCGCCGGCGGCAGCGAAGCGAAAAAACCGTCAAGTGCTCCCTTGACGACGTGATACACGATCGCGCCCTGTGTGTACAGGTCGAGGTCGTACATCATCGCCCCGCCGCGGCGGATCGGCGACCACGTGCCGCCGTCCTTGCGACTGACGGTATCGAGGCAGGCGTCGATCACGTAGTCGAGCTGGTCGTCAGGCAGTTTGCTGACGGCGTCAACAAATGAGTTGACGGCCGCGATAAACGCGCCCTTGCTGTCGCTGTCCTTGACGCCGTTAATCGCGTCGGCAGACGGAGAGAGTACAGACGACAGACGCCGGGCGACGTGGAACTGTCGCCGAGCGTCCATCGTCTGCGCCCGATACTGGACGCCGTTGATTTCAAACTCAATCATGTTAGACAACCGTCAGCGGGCCGGTCTTGCCGCTCTGGATGGCGCCGTTAAAAGTCCACTCGAGCGTGTTGCCCTCGGTGGCCCAGCTGTTCTCCGGCAGGCCGGTAAAGGCTGCGCCGCTGATGACCTCCTCGTCGCCGGTGATGATGTTGCGGACGGTGATGACATTTTTGCCCCAGTTGACGCTGCCGACGTCCTGGTAGTTGTACAGCTCGCGCAGCTGCGCGTTGACGGGCGACGTCTTGAGCAAGCGGATCGTGACGGTGCACGCGCGCGCCACGTGATGCGAGTGCATGACGTGGCCGTCAGCGCCCAGCGTCATCGTGTCTTTGTCCTCGACGCGGGTGATCGTGATGCCCTCGGCCGCGTTGCCGCCCTTGAGCCCGAAACTGCCGCCGGGGCCGGAGATAGCCGCCTGGACATCAAAAAAACTATAAGTGCCGTAACCGATAGCCATGATTATCTACCTCCTACCGGTTGATGCTGATGATCACATCAGCAGTGTGGATCGCGCCGGCCAGCTTGACGGCGATCTGCATGGGCGGAGCCATGCGCGCCTCGCGCTCGCTCTGGTCCTGATCGTCGACGCTCGGCATATAGACATAATAGCCGCTGTCAAGGCGATCGCCGCGCTGGAGCGTCCCGAAGCCATCCGCGTTCCAAATACCAGGGGCCGCGAAGCCGTTCTGCACGGCCTGATCAAGCACGCGCTGGGCCGCGTTGACAAGCTGCGCCGTGCCCTCGTCGGTCTGCGGGATTTTAGTCTGGCTCTGGTACAGCAGGTTATACAGCGCCACCTGGATGGCATCGGCCAGCCAGTCGGCGCCGTGCAACTCGTCAAAGTAGCTGCCGTCAGCGTTCACGCCATACTGCAAAATTGCCGTGTCGTTATCGTACAAAACGAACACGTTGCCGTTTTTGCTTTCAAGCGTCTGCGCCTGCGTCTCGGTGAGCTGCTCGTAGACCACGCCGGGCAGCTGTTTGTACATCAGTGTGATCGTCGTCCTGTTGCCGGAGAAATTGACCGCAAAGGCGCGCGCGAACATCGAGCAGACCGCATAGGGATTGTGGCTGCTGTAAATCCAGGACGTGCGGCGATAGCCGGCGGCCTTGAGCTGGCTGCCCAGATCGGTGTCGACCTGCGCGCTTAGGACGTTGGTGTTGGTGATCGTCACACCGTAGCGACGGGCCTTGCTGGCCCCCTCGATAAACGCGGCGACGGCCAGATGATCGGCGTCGCTGACCGCAGCCGAGGCGCAGAAGGTCAAACCATACCATGCCGCGGACATATCGGCAAACAGCGCGGCAGCGACGGCGGGCGACTCGGAATCGGCGCCGGCATCGACAGCCACGGCCGCACCGGCCGTGAGCCCCATCATCGAGGCGACCGTCGACGAAGCGGTATCCGAAGCGTAGCCGATGGATCCGGTCGAGCCGGACGTGGCGCCGTAGACGATAAACTGCGAGCCATTCCAAACGCACGACGTGCCGGCCAGCGCGGTGTTGAGCGCGGTGCTGACGATCGTCGCCACCCCGTTGAGGTTGGTGACGCCGCTAAAATTGAGCGCGGTCAGGTTGATGTCGGTGCCGTCAATGGTGATATCAAGCTCGCCGTTGGTGATCGCGGTCCAGTCGGCAAGCGTCTGCTGCGCTGCCGTCAGGATCGCGCCGGTCAGCTGAGCCGGCACGGCCGACGAAAGCCAGCGGCCGATCATCAGCTGAGCCGGGCGCGGCGACTGCCCGAAGTAGAGTGACGCGCCGTAGTATTCGGGCGCGTTGACGCCGAAATCCTGAGCGACGGCCTCGAGCGTCGTGTAGACGCGCAGCCGCTCGCTAGGACCGATGACGGCGCTGTCGCCGAGGATCAGCAGAGTGCCAAATCCACGACGGCCGGCCGCCACAGGCGAAAAAATGGTCTGCACGCTCACGAGGCGCGAGACCGAGAGTGCATTAGCCATGAGGTTTTACCTCCTCTGTGTCAAAAGCGACGGCCGTGCCGTCGTCTCCGTTGATGCTGCCGGTGCTGCGCAGCAGATTGAGCACCGCGTAGCTGCCGCGGCTCTCGACGATAAAGCGCGCCGAGAGGTCCACGCGCTGGCGCCAGACAAGCGAGTCAAGCTCCGGCACGGTCACCGGATCGCCGACGGATTGCAGGGCGATGCCGACAGCGCGCAGGGCGCTGCGGTTTTGCCAGACGCACAGCCCGCGCCGCAGCAGGCCGGCGAGCGTGTCGGCGTTTGGTCCGTAAAAGACCGCGCCCATCTCGTAGCGGTCATGGTCGACGACCGTGTCGCTGCCGTCGCCGGCGCTGACGTGAGCCACGTCCGGCCACGGGTCAGAGCTGACGCGCACGATGTCAAAAGCGCACCAATCCGTCAGCGGGTCCGGCTGCAGCGCCGGATCGAGCTGCCGCGACGGGCGCACAAGCGTGGCGCCGAGTCCCGTGATGCCGGCGATCGTGTCGTGCCACAGATCCTCCAGCGCGGTGATGCCGAGCGGGCTCGACGTCTCCGTCAAGTAGCCGCCGGTCGCTGATGTGTTGCTCATGTCGTCACCGCCTTGAGCTCACAAATCGCGGACCAAAAACAGCGCCCGTACATCCACGAGTCGCAGACCTTGACCACCCAGCGGGCGCCGGACCAGATGATCTCATCAGGTTGAGCGCCGGCCGTGGCGGCCTGCATTGCCGTCTCGCTGAGTACTTTGATGTGACCGCGATCGCGGTCGCCCTCGGGCAGCCGCTCCAGGTCTTTTTCGGTCGCCGGTCTGACGACCGCGCCGATCGGCGTCGTCGTCTCGGTGACGGCCGTGCGGCCGTGCTCGTCGATCGTCACAGCGCGCCGGCAGAGCGTCACCGTCGTGCGAAAATGCGCATCAAGTAAAACGCGATTGACGTCTAGCGTCGGCATCACTGGCCGTCACCTCCTCCCTCTGTCACCACGTAGGTGATCGACTGGCGCAGGGCACCGGTATCGATCAGCGGCCGATCATTGGCGCGGCGTGCCAGCTCGCGCTGCAGCTCACTCTGCTGGCCGCGCGCCGTCTTATCGGCAAAGCCTTTATGCTTGGCCACAGTGCGTTGGGCGCGCGCCATGATCGTGCGCGGGCTCAGCGGTTTCCAATCGTTGTCAGTAAATACGCCGCGAATACTGGCCTGACAGATCAGGCCGACGCGCTCGGCTGCAGGCCGGAGCGTGCCGCCGGTGCCGAGCTGCTGTACGCCCTGCGCCATCGCCTCGCGGACCTCGTCGCGGCAGCGGGCGAGCCCGGGCTCCATAAAAGGCCGCGGGGGGATGCGCCGCGCCGGATCGCCGTGCTCGTTGATGTAAGCGATCTCCGCGTTGCTGATCGTGTCGCCCTCGCGCATCGCCGTGGCTCGCGGGATACCGACGAGCACCTCGGTACGGACGGCGCGCTCGAGGTTTCGCGCGAGCTCTTCGGGCTTGACGCCTTTAAACTCGACCTTGATGCTCATCAGAGCTGCATCCCGCCGGCGCCGACAAGGGCGCGCAAGTCCAAAAACTGGCGCCCGTACACAGTCGCGCCGAGCTGCCCGTCGCCGGCATAGGCGCCAGCGTCGTAGCCCTCGGACCAGCTGACGCCGTCTGCGCTCTGGCTCTGACTCGTTGCCGCGCCGGAGGCCGTGCCCGTCGGCAGTGAGTAGGCGCCGCTCGTCGCGTCGTAGCGCTCCATCATGGTGAGGTAGTGCGCCGTCAGCAGCCCCTGACCGTAGTCCTGCAGGCCGGAGCGCTGCCAGCGTCTCGAGTTGACCATCACGGCCGCAAAGTCGAGCCAGTAGGTGATGCGCGCGTCAGGATACTGCGTGCTGTCGGCAAAGGGCGGATAGGCCGCGCGGAACGCGGCCACATCCATGCTCATTTTTTGCCCGCTCGCTTGACGGGCTTGGGATGCTGCGCGGGCTTGGCCGATGCCGGCTGTGCCGCGGGCTTGACCGCGGGCGCCACCGCGGGCGCTTCCGGCTGCGGCTCGGGCTGCGGCTCCGGCTTGGGATCGTCGATGATCTGCGCCAGTCCATCGGAGATAAGCGCCTTAAAGTACCAGTGCTCTGCGAGTGCAGCGTCGATGGTGTGCGCGCCGCACTCGAGCACTTTGTCACCGATGCGGACCGGGCGCTTGATGAGCGCCCGCATGGCTAGATCCCGTCGACGTATCCGACGGTCGTCGGATAGACGATCTCGACCTCGCCGATCACGCCGTAGACAGTGACGCCGTAGGTGTAGTCGTGCACCTCAACGGGCATCGTGGTCAGCGGCGTGCCGGCAATGCGGACCATGTCCTCGCCGCGGGTGTAGAGCACAGCGCGGTCGGTGCTGCCGGCGCCCAGACCGGGCAGGTAACGCGAGTCGAGGATATTGAGCTCGCGGCCGTTTTTGACGGCACCAAACGAACGACGCTTGAGCCAGTCGAGGATGGTGATATCCGGGATCGTGGTGCTCATGGGCGTGGTCGCGATCACCGCGTACTGGTCAGGCGGCAGGATCAGCGTGTCAGGCGCGTGGCTGTAGCCGCTCGCCGTGTAGATCGCCTTGGCGGCCACGTTGATGTCCTCAACGATGTCAAGCGGCTGTGCGCTCGCCCAGTTGCCGTTGGTGGCGCTGGCGGCCGTGACGTTGGCGTCGTTGTACAGGCCGGTAAAACCGAGCTGAGCGTCACCGGTGGCGACGATCAGGTCCATGTCCAACTGATATTTCTTGTTGAGGGCGCGCATCTTCTCATCGCTGATGTTGCGGCCGAGAGCCTGCGCGGCCTCAAGCTCAAACACGGTGTAGTCGATCGCCTGAGCCCAGGGGCGCAGGGCGTGCGTGACCATCTCGTCAGCGATGCCGACAGTCGGGATCGTTCCGTTAGCACGACGGCCGGCCCACGAAATACCGGGCGTCGCGATGCCGCCATTAGCGGTCCAGGCCTGTCTAAAAAACGCCGTGGCCTGATCACCGAGGCCCACGTTGGTGCGCATCGAGATGACCATCGGCCACTCGGTCTGCCCACTCAGCGGCTCGTTGAGCCGCATGTCGTAGGCGGTCAGCTGTTTGGTGAGAAATGCGGTGAGCGCGTCGCGCTTGGCTGCATCCAGTTTGTACATGGTATCTACCTCCTCCTCTTACAGCACGCGGATCTGGGCGAGGTCGTAGTCGTCCTTGGCGCCCATGAAGATCGTGTCATTCGCGGCGACCAGACCGGTGCCGCTGGCGGCCTCCGCGGCGCCGACGGGCTCGCCGGCGCTGCCGGCCGCGTTGCGGACATACACCGCGCCGCCGAAAGCGGGCACCGTGCTGCCGTAGACTTTGACGTTGATATAGCCCTTGATCATGATGTCGATGGGCTGCGTGGGATCCGGCACGCCGCTGTCGCCGAAAGCGGGATTCGCGCCGCCCAGCTGTACAGCATCGGGGCGGACACTCCAGCCGTAGATGCTGGCGGCCGTGTCGGTGCTGGTCAGCATGCGCACAGCGCCGTTGCTGGCGAGCGCGACAGGCACGCCGTAGGCAGTGACGTTCTCGTTGGCGTGCGTCTCGATAACTGCGAAGCTCTCGCGCGCGACCTGACCGGGCAGGCCGACAGGCATAGACTTGCCGATAACATTAAAAGCCATGTGTTATTCCTCCTTACTTTTTGCCGTAGTTGGCGTAGCGCTCCGCCACTTTCGCGGCGTAGTCGTCCATCTGCGCGGCGTCACCGTGCGACACGGGCGACGGGATCGCGCTGTTGTTGATCGTCGCCAGTGCGGCCGATGCCGCCTTAAACACAAGCGCCACGCGGTTGTCCTTGACGCTCGCCCAGTTGTCGACCTTGCGGCCGGCGACGCTCATGATGATGGCGCGCTTGCGGTCATCATCGCAGGCGCGATCAAGCGCGCGGCGCATCGTGTCGAGCTTGGCCTTGCGCGCGTCGGCCTTGGCATCCGTCTTGGGCAGGTCGTAGCGCATACCCGGCGCCAGGATCTCGACCCTGTTCGCGAAGCCGAGCGGCTTGGCGTCAGTTTTCTCCTCGGCGGTCGTCTCGACGATCGCCTCCTCATCGAGCAGGTTGGTCTCCGCTTCGCCCTCGACCTCGGCGCGCAGAGCGTCGCGCTCCGCCTCAAGCTCGGCAATGCGCGCCTTGAGCTCGTCGATCTCGTCGTCGCCCTTGGGCGCGCACTCGTCGGCCGCGGTCTCGGTCGTTTCGGTCGTCACCGTCTCGGTGCCACCGCCCTTGCCGAGCAGCATCCCGAGCATCTCCTTGATCTGCTCCCAGCTAAAAAGGGCCTCTTTTTTCTCGTCCATATGTGCTCCTCCTTTGGAGTCTCTGATCGCGCACTCGCTGCCGGCACGACCTGCCGGCACCAGTGCGACGTGATTGCCCCGGATGTGCGTCTGTCGCTCCACACCGGGCTCCACCTGCTCGACGGTCACGTCATAGCCACAGCTGACCTCGCGCAGTCCTCCATTTATCGCGTCGATCGCCGCGGCATCGCTGATAACTAAATCTGCGATCACCTTGTCGGCGTCATCGCCCTGACCTCGCCTGACGTTGGTAACGTGACCGACGGCGTACTGCCGCCAGTCATCCGGCGTCACCTCGTCCACGTCAGGATGGCCCAACGTGACCGGCTTGCCCTCAAAACTCGCCAGCGCTGCCGGCGCGAACACCTGCGCGGGCTCGCGGCGGCTGATGATCCGCCCGCTGGCGTCCGGCTCGATGCCTGGGCTCATGCCCTCGCTGGCGTAATACTCATACTCGCCCGTGCGCGCGATCGGCACGCCGGTGCATATCAAAAAGCCCTCCGGCGTCGTGTGACGCTGAGGGCCGAGTTCACTTGTTATCAAATAGCGCGCCATGCGCGTCACCTCCATCAAGCGCGTCACAGATCGCGCGCTCTCGATCGCTCAGCCGCCAGACCTGTGCGGCGGCAGCCTGTGCGGCGGCAGCCTGTGCGGCGGCTCTTACTTTCGCCGTCGCCGTCGAAAGTAAGAAGCCGCCTCCGAAAAGCGCCTTGTCTTCGCCGCGCTGAGCATCCATCGCCCGGATAAATGTGCACTTATCACGCGGAACGCGGAACTCGATGCCGTACTGGCTCATCAAGCCCACTTTTGCGGCCGTCAAGACCTCCGCCGGGTATTCGTATTTCGGCAGTTCACGATGCAGCTCGCGCAGGTTTATATCGTTCGCGATTTTAACAACTTGATAAAGTGACGGTGCAGATCGCACCGCGGCGTCCTCAAGGTTAGTCAAAAATGACGTGCGCACGTTCGCTCCGTTGGTGTAGGTGATGTCGCAATAGCTCATGATCGCGCATACCTCATCCTTATTGAAGCAAGTCAGCGACGGCGCGAATAAAAAGAACTTGATTCCGCGATACAAATAAAAGCGCACGATCTGTGACAGAATCGAAAACGGCGGATTATCAACGACGCAGCAGCCGGCCGGATAGTCGAAATGCTCATAATCGCCACCAGGGTAAAACGGCCGCACGAACGTCCGCCGGTCTAATCCGTATTCCGCTGCGCACCAGTCAGCCACGGCGTCGTAGATGTTGGGCGGCGTGTAGCAATCGTCGGTCGTTTTCTTCGGTTTGAACTTCTCGACGAACGCATCATACTCAGAGAGCTGCGGAGCGTCGTCTCGCTCCACATCATCAAACAAAACGCCCTGCGTCATACGATACGCGTCACCTCACAATTTAACGAGCACATCAACGCGGCGCGGCCGCGTTTTATGATCTCCTGGCCGCGCGTTGCCGGCGTATTCTTTTCGCCAGATGATATTGGCGTCAGGCTCTACATTAGATTCGTACTCGCTCATAAATACATCATGCATTTTTGCCAGTTCTTTTACCCAGCGCATGTACGCAGGATAATCAAACGGCGGTACACCGCCGTATTGACTGCCTGTTTTATACGGTGGGTCGCAATAAACAACAGCCCCCGGAGGAATCTTCAAGTCATCAAAACTACCGCAAATAAAAGACATTGTTTTTAACGAAGCAGCTTTTAATGCTCTGGCGTTTTCTTTTGCATAATTTCGCACACGCCCCCCACATAACCGCGCGCGAGCATAGCCATGAAAAAAATCACCTGCAAAACAACAACAAAATCCCGCAAAACCTGTTAATGCGGGATTCTTGTCTTTATTATATTTGATATATCGCCAAGTCGTCTCGTTTAAAGTATCCGGCGGCTCGAATGAGCCATCAGCCACGCCTTTGAGCAGGGCGATCAGATACGGATGCAGATCATTGCAAATAATCG